TTATGCTTCGTAAGTTTGCTGTCGCGCCGTCAGTGCCCAGGCTATTCTGGCCAGCTTGTTTGCCAGAGCACAGGTGACGACAAAGTTGCTTTTCCGACACAACAACTCCCTGACCCAGTCGGCCAACTTGCCAGACTGGTGTTCCAGTTTTTGTATGAATACCCTGGCACACTGAACCAACAAAGTTCGGATCTTTTTGTTGCCCCGCTTGCTAATCCCTAACAATGTCGTCCGACCTCCCGTGCTGTACTGTCGGGGTACCAGCCCTGTTGCCGCCGCAAAGTCACGGCTGCTGGCGTACTGCTTCCCGTCGCCAATCTCAGTTGAAATAGTACTGGCAGTCAGCGTTCCAACGCAGGGAATACTCAGCAAGCGCTGTCCAACCTCATCTTCGTCCAACTTTCGTTTCAACTGAGATTCCAGATCTTTAATCTGCTCAACAAGATAGTGATAATGCTGTTGTAATTTCAGCAGTAACTGGCTGAGATAAAGAGGCAAACTACTGTCCTCAAGAAGGGTACTCAGTCGACTAATAACGGCAGCACCTCGCGGAACGCTGATACCAAATTCCAGCAGAAAAGCATGCATCTGATTAGTTGTTTTCACCTTATCCTGAACCAGGGATTCACGGACACGATGCAGAGCTCGCATTGCCTGCTGAGATTCGGTTCTGGGCTGCACGAAACGCATAGATGGACGTGATGCTGCTTCACAGATAGCTTCAGCATCAACGAAGTCATTTTTGTTGCTTTTAACGAATGGGCGGACAAATTGCGGTGATATCAGCTTTGGAAAATGCCCTAACTCTGCCAGCTTGCGTGCNATAAAGTGAGAACCGCCACAGGCTTCCATCGCGATGGTTGTTGCTGGGCATGTCGCCAGAAATTCGATTAGCTTTGGTCGGGTGAATTTTTTACGGTAAACGGCCTTCCCACGATGATCCTGACAATGAATATGGAAAGAGTTCTTACCCAGATCGATACCAATAAGCGCAATGTTTTCCATGATGGTTCTCCGAATGAAAGCCTGTCCTCAGCATAGTACTGGGAAGGAGGGAGTGACCATCTCATTAAATGTAGTGCATGGAACATTTGGGAAACGCGCTTAACTGTATGTATAGACAGTGCTAATTGACAGTAGTAGACTTCTGTAGACTACCGTTAGCAGGAAGCTTTTATGCGAGAAAACATCCTCAACATGCCCCATCATCTTCGCCGACAACGTGTGGTCACTGCTGAGCAGGCTGCAATGGCTATGGCTGGCGTGTACAGTTGTTCACGCTTAGATGAGTTGAAAGCTAAATTCCCTCCTGAGATCTACAACATTGCTTCCAGTTACTTGAGGATAATTTTGAGTGCTGTAAACGCAGAAGAACTACATCCCAAGAGAACATGGTCTAGCTCACCTGGCGGAGATATCACTGGAGCTGATTTTTATTCCAATGATATTTGGCCTTGGGCTGTTAAAGAAATATCAGCTACAGATAGTTGGTTTGGATGTGATCCAGATAGCTCTAGCGAAAAGCACCAGCCTTTACGAAGCGTGTGGGGCGAGTTTGCTGGTAAAGATACAGCGTTAAAACTGATCGCTGGAATGGCTATTGCGCTTGAAAAATCAGGTGGCAAATATGTTCGCGGTAAAAATTTGAACAAATCCGAAGTTGCTAGAAGTGCTTCAAGAAGCATATTGGAGCATGGCGATGGCATCGATGTGACAGATAAGGCATTGACTATGCTAATTAATGAAGCTCTGAACACATACGCTTCCAAATAGCTCGTAAGGATTTCCAAAAAGACGATCCTCAGGTTCTAAAACTTCTGGCCGTACTTCTATTTCAGTGGAGGCGCTGCTTCCAACTGATTTACCGTGACTTCCACAACTACCCGCATGTTTTTGCTGAAATATACCTCGTAGACCACATTAGACTTCGAGAGGTATATATGTCCCAATCCCTTATCCGCTTACCTGAAGTTCAGCGCAGAACCGGCTATAGCAAGGCTTGGATCTATCGACTCATGGCTGAGCAACGTTTCCCCTCATCCATAAAGATTGGTTCTCGAGCAATCGCTTTCATTGAAAGCGAAATTGATGAATGGATTAGTGAGCGCATTGAATCGTCACGCAGCCAAACGAACTGAGATTCCGTGAGCAGAGATAATTTGCGAGAGTTTGCACTTCGGATCTCGCAGAATAAATTTGTCGCGACAGCTCACTAAACAATTCAAAAAGGTTAATGCCATGAAGAACAATTATGCCCGTCTGGGGCAGGGCTTCGCTCACCCTAAAAACTCCTTGCCTTGTTATTCAACTGAAGGGTATGCTTTAAAAGCACCAGCAAAATCTGGTGCCAGGATTGGCGTCCTGAATGACTGTATGGCGACACATGACGCGCCAAGCGTCTTTTTTTGTGCCGTTGATCCGTCTCACCTATTTTCACGCGTTGTGGTTCAAAACCGCTCTGCTAGCAAAATTATGGTGGGCTGGGTGGGGGCGGAGAAATCCGCGCCGGAGTCCATACAGTCCGGTTACGCCAACCCTGCTCAGTCCACCACCAGTGAAATTGGCGTTTCCGGTGGTGGTTATCTAGACCACTGTATGGAGGCTGCCACATGGCTACTACCCCAACCCAAAAACTGCCCAAATTCACCTGGCTTTTCCTCGGTACGCCGAAAGGCCGGACCTGCACTCCCGTTGTTATCCGCATCGTTGCCGACAGTGAGCAAGAAGCCCGCGAGTTTTATTCCCGCTGGGATCTTATCTTTGCCGCCAAAATTCGCTCTGAATGTTCGCTTTATCAATACAGCAGCGGCGCGTTTGAACTGGATGTTGCGAAATTGGGAGGTAGCCATGTTTAACCTCCAGACCCTGACAGCTAAAGCCCGTGAGCTGCGCGGCAACGTGGTAAAAGCCACTACCACGAAAGGCACCCGCACCATGACCCCCGTTTACGAACGGGAAGAGCAGCGCAAACTGCGCGAGCGCATCCAGCAGACCCAGCCGGACTGGGTTTTACTCTGGTGGGATATTGCGACCGTTACCGGCTGGCGTACCAGTGACGTGTGCAACTTCCGTTACTCCTGCATCAACTGGGAAACCGGCATTGCAACAATCATCGTAGCGAAGCAGACCAAAGCAGCAGAAGCCAGAGCGACCCGAAAGGGGATCGAGATTGTTCGCCAGCATCGTAAGGACGCTGCCCGGCTTGCTGGCGATCACATTGGGTACATGCACTGGGATAGCGTGACCTGCGACGATCTGGCCGCCGGTATGACGGAAGAAGAACAGGCGATCGTGTTTGAGCTGGTGGCAAAGGCTGAGGTTAAGCATGATACCAAACAGCTGCCGCCGGGCATCATCAAACGACTGCGTGAACGCATGGAGCGCAATCTTATCGGTGACGACCTGGTATTTTCACGCAGCCAGATTGAAAGTAACCGTTGCCAGTCTCTGGAAGGTAGCGTTAGCCGTCAGACGATCTGGAAGAAACTGCACAACGTCATGGTGTGGTTTACCCGCGTAGTAAACACGCGTCTGCGCCTGAGCGCCTATTCCAGCCGCAAAATTGCCGCCTTTAATCTCATGTCCGCCGGCGGCGAACAGGGCTTGCTGGTCGCCTCTGAAATGCTCGGACACAGTAACCCGGCAATCACCCGGACTTATCTCCAGCTGGGGAGCAAGGCCGCGGCTATCCAGACACGCCTCGCTATGGAAGTGAATGCATGACAAAGCCAACTCAAAACGAATCCATTGCCATGCTGACGACCAGCGCAGGCCAGGCGCTTGAATACAGCCGTCAGGCGCTTGCCGTTCTCGATATGTGGATAAACACCCTGGCGCCGGATGATGAAATGGAAAGCTTTCGTGTCGCGGCGGTTCACAGCCTGGTCAGTCAGGCATCGGAATATCTGGTGAAAGTCAGGGAGGTCAGACCATGACCGCTATTTATAATCTGGTGCGCTGTAGCGATGGCAAAACTGTATTCAGTTTTCCGGCCGGCGGCCGCTATCTGGTGGACACGTCGAACGGGTTGCAGTCGATGCGCCCCCTTATGGACGACGAGATCCTTTTCACGGTGGAGAGTGCCGCGCGCTTTCTGAAGAAGATTGGTTATCAGGTAATCCCGCCAGCGGCGTGAGGTAAAAAATATGACGATTAAAATTTCCGGCTTAGCTGCTGGTGGCCGCGCTCACCCTGAAATCAGGCCGGGCGATAAATGGAAGGACAGCCGGGGCAGCATCGTAATTATCGAAAGTTACCGATTCGACAGAGTGACATATTGCCGCGAGGGGTACAGCTCACCGTGTTTTTGCACGCCAGAAAGACTGGCGCGGGAATTTGAATTTATTTCTTCTGCGCCGGGCACCGGTGGAAGAGATATCGATCGAATTATGCGGGTGCAGGGCATCGAACGAATTCGGGTTATGCGGGAAATCATCAGGGAGCGAGGGAACAGAAAATGAAGAATGCACCAAACCTTAAAAAGCAGCCGGCGGATCTCATGGAGGAGTCAATCATCTTTGCCGGCGCCGATGCCTGGACTTTCGCCAAAGCATGGCAGGAAATGAACCCGATTGGCGATACGGTGCCGCCGGTTGTGCTGGATAAAAAGCAGCTGGCAGAGCTGGAGAATATCCGCATTGTGGATGATGGCCGGCTCTATGCGCGGGTTTGCCGCGGCGGGCATCTGACCGAACGGCAGATAACCATTCTCGCGACAAAGCTGGCGGTGGCCGGCGTGGAGCGCGCGCAATTCTACTCTGAAGGTTATCAGCTTCTGGAGGACTGGACGCCGCAGCTGCCGCGCCTCAAAGCCGATGCGGAAGCCGGCAAAAGTATGGTGATCGGCAAACCGCTGACGGATGTAAACCTCCGCGACCTGGCTGATAACGAAAAGGCGCTCATACTGGCCGCGCGTTACACCGGCATTGCAATCAACGAAAACAGCGAGGGCGTGTACGTCTACCGCGCCGGCATTTGGGAGAAAACGTCTATGCTCGAGCTGAGCCGCGAAATGGTGGCTATCTACAACGAGAACAAAACCAACTTCAGCAAGCGCGCGATCAACAACGTTATCGACGCCCTGAAAATCGTTATCCCGGTGATGGGGGAGCCGCGGCGGAGCCTGATCCCCTTTGCAAACGGTGTCTACGATATGGAAACCGGCATTTTCTCCGAACACAGCCAGGACAACTGGCTAACCAATCATAACGGCGTGACCTACACGCCAGCGGTACCGGGCGAAAACCTCCGCGACCACGCGCCGAACTTCCATAAATGGCTAAGTTACGCATCAGATAGAGACGCAATTAAGATGCAGCGCATCGCTGCAGCGCTCTTTATGGTGCTGGCGAACCGGTACGACTGGCAGCTGTTCCTCGAGATAACCGGTGAGGGCGGTAGCGGGAAAAGTGTCTTTACCCATATCGCTACGATGCTGGCCGGTGCGCATAACACCGCCAGCGGGAACATGGCGGCGCTCGACAGCGCGCGCGGGCGGGCGCAGTTCGTCGGGAAAAGCATGATAACGCTTCCTGATCAGCCCAAATATTCAGGAGAGGGTACCGGGATAAAAGCGATAACCGGCGGGGATGCCGTGGAGATCGACCCGAAACACGAGCACCAGTACACCGCCGTTTTGCGGGCGGTGGTTGTGGCCACGAACAACACGCCGATGATTTTCACCGAACGTGCCGGCGGCGTTTCCCGGCGACGCGTAATTTTCCAGTTTAACCGGCGCGTCAGCGAGGAGGATAAAGATCCCGACCTGGCAGAAAAGATATCCGCTGAAATTCCGGTGGTGGTTCGTCGGCTGCTGGCGAACTTTGCGAACCCGGAAAAAGCGCGGGCGCTGCTGCTGGAGCAACGGAACAGCGAAGAAGCACTGGAGGTGAAGCAGAAAACGGATCCGCTTTATGCCTTCTGCGCGCATCTTGAGCGGCTGGCTGATTGTGCGGGAATGATGGTAGGAAACCGCAATCCGCCTCACTATCCGCGAATTTATCTCTATCACGCTTACCTGGCATTCCTGGAGGCCAACGGTTTCGACAAGCCGCTGACGCTGAATAAATTCGCAGAGGGGATGGAAAGCGCGATGAGGGAGTTTAATCACGAGTACCGTAAGGAACGGAGAGCCCGTGGCATGGTGACCAACGTTGAACTTTCAGAGAGTGCGGAAGACTGGTTACCTCAGACGCATCCTGTAGCCGGTCATAAAGAATGAAGTTCAGATAAATATGGAGAAAGGTATACATGGTATACATCGAGAGAATAATTTATATATAAATCAGTGAAATAAACCATGTATACCTTGTTTTCAGGTATACACAGGGTGTACATGGTGTTCATTCTCTCATTAACCATCTGATCGTTTATTAAACAGAATGATGTATACCGTGTAGACCTGAAATCCCAAAATGTAGGCTGGTGTTCATAGGTTAATATTATGTTTTATAAGCAATTTATAGCCTTTATGAACACCATGTATACCTTGAGGGCAAATTCTTTAAAACGCATCCATTCATTTCACGTTGTGCATCCCCTCGATTTCATTACCATCATTTCATTACTTGCAATGATTATTGTGACTGTTGCGTTTTTTATCATGTGATAACCAAGGGGGAAGCATGAAAAAGGAACACGTGAAACCCGTTCTTCTGAGCGCTGCTCAGGTTGCGGCATTAAAAGCCATCCAGGAGCAGGAACGCCAGAAATCCGGGTTTAGTATCGCACCATCAATCCATGATGTGGCGAGAAAAATATTTGATGTTGGGCTATCCAGAATGGAGGTAAGCCAGTGAGTTACGAAATTAAAATTGGGCAAAGAAGCATTGCTATCACTGATAACGTTTCTGAAGTGGTTGCGCCTAATGAGCAGATGGCGATTCTTTTTAAAGGGATGGCGAATATTTTTGGTGATCTGCGGGCCGTGGCAATGTTAGCTGAGGCGGAAGCCGATGCCGTAGAGGTTATCCGCAATGATCCGGATTTAAACGAAGCAGCAAAAAACCGCCGGGCCAGAGATGCGGCAAATAGAGACACACTCACGGCTTTCACTAGAAGTACGGCGATGATCAGCGAACAAGCTGAAAATATTCTCAATTATCTTAAGACCAAACTGGCCCCAGTTGCTCCGTTGGCCGATGGTGATGTTGTCGGATTTATGCGAGATAGTGAGCTACGGAATGTATTTCGCTCGCTGGATGGAGCTGCGAAAGAAAAGCTGATGGTAGCAATGTATGCCGGGAATCAGACTGATTTATGTGACGCCCTGCTACGAGGTAACGCCATTTGCTCAGGCGTAACAGATTCTCAGCTGGAGCGACTGACTTTTGCCCGTATCGCCACAGATAACGGAGCCGTTATCAAATCTGTTTCTAACCTGGTAAAAGCCATTAACCGCAACCTGCAGCAAATCATCGCTGTTCGCACATGGTATGCAAATCTGGTATTTGGAAGCAATGACGACCCTCGCGATGTGGCTCCTCGAGTCTCCGGGCTGGCGAATCTGTCCGAGTACATTGATGGTATGGAAAAAATTAATTCCCGACAGGGTAAAGCAGATGATGAAGATGGGAAACAGGCCGCCTGATGGCGGCTTTTTCTTAACTGGAGAATGCTAAATGACAGAAGTGAGGAACGGTAAATTATGTTATTGAGCAAATCAGCCTATGCCAGGCACATGGGAGTAAGCCGACAAACAGTTTACGGCTGGATAGCACGTGGTGAGATTGTGCTATCAGGCGATAAAGTGGATGTTGAAGCAACACAGGCGAAGCAAAATTCTGCTGGTGCTGGTGCTGGTGCTGGTGCTGGTGCTGGTGCTGGTGATCATCACAATGCAATGACGTGGGCGCAGGCCGCCGCGTGGGTATGGGGGCATGACGGCGGGAAAGAGCTGCCGGCTGATATTAATGCTGGCCAGCGAATAGAGGCAGCAGCCGCTGAGCTGGGTTTTGATGTTCAGCACGAGCCCGATGAACAATTGCTGATTCTCTTCCGGTTGGATGAAGAAACCCACAGCTTCTATGGCAAAGATCACATGGCTGGTGGTCTGCGTTTCCTGCGTTCCGAGCTGGCCTATGTGGCCGCAATGCATCCCGACACCCAAGATGACTGGAGCGATACAGGATTAAAGGCACTCTGTCTGCTGGCAGGTGAGAAACTGTAAACCCCCCGGCCAAACCTAACTCCTCTAACTTGACACTTTTCGTGAAAAACAGGGAAAAGTGTCAACCCAACCTAACGGATCCTAACGCCTACGAACAGCAGCTACAGTAGAAGTGTAAAGGGCTGGCGTTGAGATTTGTTGAGCCTTGGCTGTTAGTATCTGTTAGTCCTGCCGGCAAAGTGTAAACCGCGCCGCTTTAGAAAACTTCAGGTACACGAACTCGCGAAGGGGAGGTGTTAAGCACTTCCCCAATGCAACCATCCTCGAGCCTCTTTCAGATCGCTGTTCTGGTTTGCCCGAACGCTGGCGTTCAGATTGAGTTGTCAAAAGTTGTCACCCACCGGCAGCGCCAGTGGGGATTTTTGGCAGAACGCGCTCTAGGTTACAGTTGCTTCAAACTGACATCGGTTATTCAACGTAAAATGCAAAATTAATTTTAGATAATGCGATATTAATCACACTACTATTTTTGATAGGGTTTGGAATAAGATTAGAAATTGCAACTTGTTCAAATTTTGGTAAGTTAAAGACGGTTTATGGGCAGATTTTGGGTCGCGTTTCGCGATCAGTGAAAAAAATGTCCGATAGGATTGCCTTTCAGGAACTCATTGTCCTGGCGTTTCTTGAATTCTTGTCAAGTTTGCGTAAGAGTGCCCATAAACCATTTTTAATGGTGACATATCATGAAAAAATTGGATTTATTAAAAGCTGCAAAAACAAAGCCGGATTTGGCTAAACTTTTAGGCGTTAAGCCTTCAGCATTAACCTATTGCTTATATAAAACTAAGCCCGAAACTCAATACTTTCAATTCGAGATACCAAAGAAAAATGGTGGCAATAGAATTATTAGCGCCCCCTCTGGCATGTTAAAAAATATACAGGCATCTCTTTCTGAATTATTGCTGGATTGCTTAGATGAAATTATTATTGATAAATTTCCAAACTCAGAGATAGCAAGGCAAAAAGCAAAAAACTCCATAGTTTTAAAATTAAAATGCTCTGGTTCGGAAATTAAACAGCCTTCATTGTCTCATGGCTTTGAAAGGAAACGTTCTATAATAACCAATGCAATGATGCATTTAGGTAAGAAACACGTTTTCAATATAGATTTAGAAAACTTTTTCGGTAGTTTTAATTTCGGAAGAGTAAGAGGTTTTTTCATAAAAAACAAGAATTTCTTACTCGAGCCAGAAATAGCTACAGTGATTGCAAAGATTGCATGTTATAATAATGAACTACCACAGGGTAGCCCTTGTTCCCCAGTCATCTCTAATTTGATAACACATGCTTTAGACATTAAATTGGCTGCTGTTGCATCAAAATATTCATGTACGTATTCAAGATATGCAGACGATATAACCTTTTCCACAAGGAAGGATAGTTTACCCTCGTCAATAGCAAAATCCGATAATCATACATTTGTAGCCGGTAAGGTAATTAAAAGTGAGATTAATCGCTCAGGATTCTCAATTAATGAAACTAAAACTAGAAATCAATATAAAGATTCACGGCAGGAAGTGACGGGGTTAGTCGTAAATAAAAAACCTAACACGAAGAAAGAGTATTGGCGTCTTGTGCGTGCTCAATGCAATCATCTCTTCAGAACTGGTCAGTTTAAAGAGACTGTCGATGGTGTTGAAGTAGTTGGCAATATAAATAGGTTGGAAGGGAAGTTAAATTTCATCGACCAAGTTGATCATTATAATCGGCTTCGACAAAGCGAGAAGCTGAATCCGAAGTATCATTTGAAAAAAGATGCTCTCAAAAATGGTCATGCCAAAAGTAGACGTTACTTACATACTTCGAGAGAAAAAACATTTAGTAAATTTCTGTTTTATCGTATGTTCTATGGTAATAAAAAACCGACTATTCTCACAGAAGGTAAAACTGATAATGTGTATTTGAAAGCAGCCATTCACAAATTAGCAGCGTTATTCCCTAAGTTAGCAATTGAAAAAACCGCCCTAGCTCCGTATAAGTTATTAACGCAGTTCGTCGAATACAATGAACGTACCAAATATTTGTTAGAGCTTTTTGGTGGCACTGATTACCTTAAGGACTTTGTTATACATTACAGACATTACTATCATGATTACAAAGCCCCTAAACCGTCTAATCCGGTTATTATATTTGTAGATAATGACTCTGGGCCTAAGAATCTGATCAATTACGTGAATGGAGTTGAGGGTGTTCAGATTTTTCCAGCGGGTGTTGCAGATATTCGTCAATCCGATTTTGTTCATATTTTTTGCAATTTATATCTAGTGCTCACACCTCAAGTTGAAGGGTGTCCTGAAACTGACATAGAGTATTTCTTTAGCAATGTTGATCGACTTAAGCAACATAAAGGTAAATGTTTTAATACAGTTGCTGATCGTGATCCAAGCAATGATTTAAGCAAGGAGGCATTTGCAACGCACATAGTCAATGCACATAAAAATGATATTGATTTTTCGAGATTTACTAGTTTACTTGAACGGTTAGAAAAAGTGATAGATCACTATAACTTAATTAAGTAATTACAAGTATTTGGAATCTTGTATGAGGGATGTGATACAAAATTGTCAACTCTCTAATAACGTTATAGCTTTGCTTGCCACTATTATCAGAATGTTAGTGGCAAATGAGCATTCAACTGTAATTTATTACAATGTGCTTCTTTGTGAATACAAGAACTAGTTGGATTCCTTTTAGGTATTAACTTGGGTTAGAGAAATTAGTTTGGGGGTATCTATGGGGGTATCTCATAAGCCAATAAAGAAAAAAAATTATAAATATCAGTTTTTTGAATGGTTTGGTATGGTTCCTATTATCGCACCATCTCCTAGTTTTCTCTAGTCAATTCACATCAACAAAATCCTTTGAAAACATAGCGGTTACGTTGTTTTCAGTCATTTGACGTCAACCTCTATCTATTGAAATCAACATGCCTTTGGGGGCACAATCAGGGGCATGTTCTGTTCGATCTAGGAAATGTGTCCCCAATGATGCTGAATGCCCGAAAGGTTGAAGCCGCGAAAGGAAAAGAGAAGAGCTACAAGCTGTCTGATGGAGGTGGTCTGTATCTTCAAGTAGAACCCAATGGCTCGCGTTACTGGCGTATGAAGTACCGTTTTGCTGGCAAAGAGAAGCGTTTATCTTTTGGTGTCTATCCAACGGTTTCTTTGGCTGATGCCAGGCAAAAGCGTGAAGACGCAGGGACGGATTAA